AAACACTAAAAAAAATAAGACATGGCTTGTAATTTAACACAGGGAAGAACAATAGACTGCCGAAACAATACAGGCGGAATCGAGGAAATTTTAATAGCAAATTTTGAAAACGTACAAATAGGAACAGTAGCAGCAGGAGTAATTACTGCAATGACTCAAACAGCAGCTACAGACTTTTACAGATATTCTTTAGAAAAGGAAAACGGAAGTTTAGTAGAAACTCACACAGGAAGTTTAGAGAATGGAACTAACTTTTACGATTCAGTATTAGACTTTAGCACTAAGAACTTAACAGCAGCAGAAAGCGAGGAATTAATGATTTTAGAACAAGCTAGATTGTTCGTGATAGTTAAAACGAATAACGGTAAATACTGGACAGTAGGAGCGTACTTTGCAGCAGATAAATTAACAGGAACTTCTGTAACAGGAAAAGCATTTGGAGATATGTCTGGCTACACATATTCAATAACCGCTAAAGAGGCTGTGCGAATGCTAGAAGTAGATTCTACAGTAATCGCAGGGTTAACTATTTCATAGTTTTAAACAACTAATTAAGGAGAGGGTAGCATTAATTTGTTACCCTTTTTTTATGCTTAAAAATAAAATACTTACAAAAAAATTAGGTTTTCTCAATAATCCTTTAAAGCCATTTTAAAGCGTTTTAAGACACTTTAGCCTTTCGATAGTATGTTACCATTAAAAAAAATAGTTCGTTAAAAGCCTATTTCTATTGGGCTGTAGAGCTAAAAATAATTAGTTAAAAATTAGGTTTATTAAAATATTATTATTATAGCTTAAATTTTATACAACTATTAATTTTTTTTACAATAGATAATATGGAACTAAAAAAAGAGTTTTTAAAAGGTGGTACTGTTTACCATAAAGTGGTTGGACACGTTACTATAGTGAACGATGAAAATGAGTTTGCTAAATACAAAAAATTAGGTTTAGATGTTTTCAAAGTTGAAAAGAAAAAGAAGGAAAAGAAAGACAAAAGTGATTCTGAATAATGCCGATTTTGATAAACGAAAATACGACAAGCAATCTAACTTTAACACTAAAGGAAAAGACTACACTATCTTCTCCAGTCTACCTATTTCAATTTAGAAATGTAACCGAGAAAGTTAGCTACTATTGTATAATGGCAGACACTAGCTTATATAAAGATAGGTACAATGAATTTGTATTTACAGAAGGAACAGACCTACCATTAATAGGGGAGCTTATTCTAGGAGCAGGAGGTCAATATGAGTACTTTGTTTATGAGCAAACCTCAACAACTAACTTAGACCCGACCTTATCTACTGGCTTAGTAGAAAGTGGCTTAATGGATTTAGAACGTGCAAGTACTACCTATAATCAGCACGATATAGATGTAACCTATAAAACGCATCAAGTAACATGATGAACAAAGAAAACATATTAATCTTTAATTTTGAAGCTAACAAGCCACCAGTATTTAAAGAGGAACGAGGTAAAGACTATATTGTATATGGAACTGAAGCACCTTATAAGAACTTATACCCCGATTACTTAGTTGAGTTATATAATACTAGTGGAAAGCACAATAGTATAATTAACGGTAAGACTAATTACATAAGTGGTAGAGGGTGGAAGGTTGATGAAACAGTAAGAACTTTGGAGGATAAAGTAAAGCTAGAAAACTTTATTAACCACGTAGGTAATGATTCACTTTTTGAACTTACTAAAAAGATAGTTAAGGACAATGAGCTATTTGGCGGTTATGCTTTAGAAGTAATTGTAACGAAAGACGGCAAAGGACTTATCATTAACCATATTGATTTTGGAGATATACGAGTAGGAGTAGAGGAGGATACTTATTTTTATACTAGCGATTGGGCAAGTAGAAAACCTACCTCAAATGAGGACTTTGAAACGTTAACATCATTTCCTTTTGATGGCTCAGCAGTAAAAGGTGAAAGATACATTTGCTACTATAAGAGCTATCGACCTAATCTTAAAGAGTACCCTTTGCCAAATTATGTGGCAGGAGTACCTTACATCGCAGCAGATTACGAGGTAGCTAACTACGTGTTAAACAATACAAAACATGGTTATAGTGGCGGTACGATTTGGAACTTTCACAATGGGCAACCTACTCAAGAAGCTCAAAGTTATATAAAAAAGCAGATTAAGAATAAGCATCATGGTAGCAATAATGCAGGCGAGCCAGTTATTATATTCGACGATGGAAAGGACAAAGGAGTAGAGATAATAAGTACTAACCCTAACGGTCAAGATGACAAGTTTATCAACTTAAACCAACAGATACAAGACGAAATTTTCACAGCTCATGGAGTAGATGCTTCTGTATTTATTAAAACCATAGACACAGGCTTTAGTAATAACGCAGACGAGTTAAGGGTAGCAATAGAGGCTATGAATAGTAGTTACATTGAGCCTAACCAAAGAATGTACGAAAAGCTATTTAATGACTTTGTGGTTTTGTTAGGAATGCCTAGCGGTTTAAAGATAGAAAAGATTGCACCTATCAAAGTACAAATTTCAGAGAGTACTTTAGTTTCTGTATTAACTACTGATGAAATAAGAGAACTCGCAGGATACAAGCCACTAGAAAAGCCTTTAGAAAAGAAAACAGAGCAAGTATTTAGCGAAGATGAGGAGTTTAAATTTGATTTGTCAGAGTTTGGATATGCAGAAGATGAGCTAGAAGTAATAAGCGAAAAGGAGCTAGACTATAACCCTTTCGACTTTGCAGACATAGGAAGTATAGACAGCCAAATAATTGACATCGTTAAAGCTACTCCTAAAGTAACAGTAGAGGAAATAGGGCAGCAAGTAGGAGAAACACCTAGCGAAGTTCAGGAAAGGATAGATAGACTAGTTAAAAACGGTTTACTAGACTTACAAAAGACACAAATAAAAGTAACAGACGAAGGGGAGCGAGAAACATCTGAACTTATAACGGTTTACAAATACAAGTTAAGACACGATGCACCATCTTTAAGAGGTGGTAGAAGTAGAGACTTTTGTAGAAAGTTAATGAAAGAAAATAGGAGCTATGAGCTTAAAGATATTTTAGCAATGAATAATAAACAAGGCTCTAATGTATTCGCTCATAGAGGAGGATGGTATAATAACCCAGTAACCAAAACTAGAACCAACTACTGTAGGCACGTATGGTCTGCTAGAACTGTAAGACTTAAGACAGATGCTTAGTAGTTACCAACGGTTAAAATTTAAAAAGGAAGCAGCACAGAAAGCAGCAGAGGAACTTAAAGAAGATATTGAATTTATTATCATGCGACCACACACAGCAAGAGCAAAGAATATAAGAAGGGAAGTAAAAGAGAAAAACAATGGCTAGAACATTACTAATTGATATGGACTACATAAAGGATAACAGTATCCTAGACGACAATGTAGACGAAAGGCTCATGGTGGATGCGCTCTGGACAAGTCAACGTGAGTATATAAAACCGATTCTAGGCACTAACTTATTCGATGACATAATAGCTAAGGCAGCAGCAGGAACACTAGCAGGAAACGACTTAATTTTAGTTAATACTTATATAGCTCCATGCTTACTTAAATACTTAGTTTTCGAAATGACTCCGATACTAGCTTATAAGTACAGGAATAAGGGAGTAGTACAGCAGAACTCAGAGAATAGCCAAGTAACATCTTTCGATGACTTGAACCATTTACTGAATAGGTGGAGAGATAAAGCTGAGATGTTTGCGGAGGACATAATTAACTACCTTGTGGCTAACCATACGCTATTCCCATTATATACAAGTAACTCAGATAGCGATGACATCTTTCCTAGCAACTCAGCTTTTACTGGTCTTATATTTAGGTAACGGAAAAAATAGAGGTGGCGGTTTTGACTACCTTAGAGATTGTTGTGATTAAAATATATGGCAAAGAATAAGATTAAAAAATTTAGTATAGTAGATAAGAAGCTAAGAAAGTTTAGAAATGAAAATAACCTACAACCAAATAATACAAGAGTTTCAAAACTTTGCAACGGCTCACAAGCAAATAAATGAGTTCGGGAATGGCGACCTTTGGGAAATTGTCCAAAAAGAGTCTTTAGCAGAATTAAATTATCCAATGTTATTTGTTCAGGATAGCCCTGCAAGTATTGGAGATGGTTTTATAACTAACGGTTTTAATATCTTAGTAATGGACAAAGCAAATGAAGGAACGGTAGAAACAGAAGTTAAAAGCGATACCTTATTAATCTTACTAGATACTATTGCATATTTTGAAAAGCTATATACTGATAATTGGAAGTTTGTAAAGATAGAAAAGACTGGAAGTATAAGCAGTTTTACAGAACGCTTTGATGACACATTAACAGGATGGACTATGACAATGAGCCTTAAACAACCACTAGCATACGATGAATGCCAAATACCACAAAATTAATAAATAAATAAAATGACAAATTCAGGAGAACTAATAGCAATTAACGGAGTAATAATCGTAAACGATACAGTAGAGAATACAACTCATGCAGACGCTTATTACGTAGCAGAGGACACAGTAATAGCAAGTCTTAAAATTAATGGACTAGCAGGAGATGTTAAAGCTACTTATATTTCAGCACCTGCAACAGCAGTAAAAGGAGGAGTATTAATAACTCCACAATCTGGAGCTTACTTTTCAGGTATAACTTTAACAAGTGGAAGTGTAGTAGTAATCTTAAAATAAAATAGATGTACGGATATGGTTATAAATATACAAGCGGTCTAGTAATAGGAGCAGGAGGAGGCGGAGGCGCTTCTTATTTAGTAGATGACTATGCTCCTTATATAGCTTATGATTTACGTAAAATTTCAAGCACAGCAACTAATTCAATAAGAGTTAGAAGACTTAGTGATAATAACGAATTAGACATTGGCTTTAGTGGAGATGCTTTAGATGAGTCAGCTTTAACTACTTTTTGTAGTGGTACAGATGGCTTTGTTACTACGTTTTATGACCAAAGTGGAAACTCTTTAGATGCTGTAATGGCTACTGCTTCAAGTCAACCACGCATTTGTTTAAATGGAGTTATAGATTCTGTGAATGGTAAACCCGCAATCTTAGGAGATGGGGTTAATGATAGTCTAAGAAAAACTGGTTTAACTGGCTCACGACCTAACACTCAAATTGTGCTTTATGATAAGATAGGTACAAGCGGTTATTTTGGTGCTTTCGTTTTTAATAACATAACTTGTTTTTCTCTTGGAGCAACAGGCTCAAGAATTTATCAAAATGGCGCAGCGTTTGGTCCTTATTCAACTTTGAATACACAAGCCTTATTAATGTTTAAATCAACAGAATTAACTACATCGGATTGGAAATTTTATGAGAATGGTAGCGAAATAACTAATAGTGGTGAAGCAATAGGCACTTTTACTTATAATAATATTAGTCTTTTTGATAGACCAACAAATGCTTCAAGATGTAATATGTATATGCAGAGTTACATAATGTTTAATTCAGACGAAAGTACTACTAATAGATTAGCTATTCAAGACAATATAAACGCTTATTATACAATTTATTAATATGATAGTTACTGGATATAAATTTTTAACAATAGAAGATTTTAATACTTCTAATTCTTTACTGAATAATTATTATGGAATACCCGTAAATGATACAGATACTACTCAAAATTGGATAGCTTATTCAACAAGCTACACAATAACTAATGATATTGATTTTTACTTTTGGGTAGGTAATGAAACTATTGTTTTGGGCGCTCCTACAGATTTTGAAGTACAAAACTTTATAGATATGTTAAAATAATTTAAAACAATTTAGAGAATGGAGGCGATGGATACAGTTTTTGCGTTAAAAGATGTTATATATATAATAGTAGGAGTGGCTAGTGCTTTAGGGTTTTATTGGAAAATGGTTTTAAGTGATAAAAGCCAAGAGGAAAAAATTAAACAGATGAAAAAGGACATAGAAAGAAATGAGTCAGTAATGTTCAAAAAGTTTTCAGGCATCCATACAAGATTCGAGAAAAGCGAGGAAAAGAATAAAACAGAACTAGACACCATCAACAAAGAACTAAGCGAAGTCAAAATAGGTATAAGTACTATTAACGGAAAGTTGGACATTTTAATTAATAACAATGTATAGATTTAGCTCCAGGAGTTTAAAAAGATTAGAATATGTAACACCTATTCTTATAGCTATTTTAGAGGAGGGGATAAAAGACTCGCCTTATGACTTTGGGATCCCTAGAGATGGAGGTTTTAGAACCTTTCGCAGACAGCAGGAGCTTTACGCTAGAGGCAGAACTACAGAGCAATTAATTGAAAAGGGAATAACAGACTTGGAGGGTAGACCCGACAAAAGTAGGATAACTTGGACACTTAAAAGTTACCATTTAACTGGCAAGGCTTTCGACATCTACGCTTATGTAGATAGGAAAGCAAGTTGGGATATGAAGCACCTAGAACCTATCGCACGACATTTAATAGAAGTAGCATCTAGCTATGGCATTGTTCTTCATTGGGGGTATGACCTTTGGAAGAAAGACGGCGCACATTTTCAAATAGATTAACAACTAAAAAAAACAAAATGAAACGATTATTTAAAACAGGAATAGTTACAACTTTAATGGGTTTAACTATTTTATCAATAGCTATATGTTTATACGTTAGTAAACACCATAACGAAACAGAAGCAGGAGCAGTAGCTGCTTTAGGTTTATTGTTATTAAGGTCTAACGATTCGCTAATAGGCTTAACTAAAAAATGAGAATATTAATACTTTGTATATTCTTAATCTCCTGCAACCCACAAAATAGACTTAATAGAAAAGTAAAGAGAGCAGAGAACTATGCCTATAAACACGGTCTAGTAATTAAGGATACTATTAAGGTAGTTGATACTGTAATAGTGGATAATTATATACACGACACTACAGCGACTATAATAAAGCACGATAGCACTATAGTAGTGAATAATGAGAAAGTCTTTCTAAGGTACTTTTACGACACTCTAAGACAAGAGATTTACCACGAGGTAGAATGCAAAGGAGATACTATAATTCGCGAGGTATTAGTTCCGGTAGATAAAGTTAAAGTAATAGAAAAGGATAACAGATATATGATTGTTTTGATTGTCTTGTTATCTGCTTTATTCTTTGTGGTCCTGAGGAGAAATTATGTAGCTTAATATTTAGTATATTTACGCAAATTAAAAACTATGCAGCATAGAAATACTACAAGACTAAGACTAAAAGATGACGAGCTAGACCTTATCCAAAAGTACAGGAGGATAAAAGAGGAGAGTATAGCAGCAGGTATTAATCCTGACGATGTAAAACACGGATGGCTCAAGACAGATAAGAGTAGCCTTTTCTTTAAGAACCCAAACTTTAAGACAGAAGAAAAGAATAAGTTTGCTGAGGACTTAATTAAGGAGCTAGAGCAATACTCTCCAAAGTACCCAACTATAAAACGGAGCAAGTCAAAGGATGGACATTTATTAGTTATAGATATAGCCGACCTACATATAAACAAGTACGCAGAAGCTCACTTAACAGGAGCAGACTATAATAGTAAGATAGCGGTAGAAAGAGCAATAGAAGGAACTAAAGGACTTATACAAAAAGCATCGGGTTTTAACATTGAAAAGGTTGTTTTTGTAATTGGTAACGATGTACTTAATACCGATAATCTCACGAAATCCACGAGCAAACATACGCCACAGGACACGGATGTAAATTGGTTTAAGGCTTTTAATATTGCAAAGGATTGCTACATAAAATGTATAGAGTTATGTATGCAGGTTGCAGATGTTGACATTATACATTGTCCTAGTAATCACGACGAAATGAGCGGATGCCTTTTGGCTCAAACTTTACACGCTTGGTTTAGACAAAGTAAAAATATTACATTCGACATAAGCCCAAAGTATAGAAAGTACTACCAGTACTATAGTAATATGCTAGAGTTTGAACACGGACACAAAGGCAAAATGTCAAACCTACCTTTACAAATGGCTAACGAACAGCCTCAGATGTGGGCAAGTACTAAATTTAGATATGCTTATTTGCACCACGTACACCACCAAGACAAAACACAGTTTAAAAGTGGTAAAGATTTTACAGGATGCAATGTAACCTATTTGCGCTCTCCTAGTAGTGCCGACCTTTGGCACGCAGAAAGCGGATATAATAATATGGTAGCAGTAGAGGGCTTTCTCCACTCTAAAGATATGGGTAGAGTTTCACATATAACACATTATTTTTAATGATACGAATAGAACTATCTGACGATGAAATAGAATACAGCACTTACTTTCCTATTAGGGATGCACACGACTTAATGTATAGCTTTGAGGAAATGGTTAGAATGTACACTAAAGCAGAAATAGAAGTAGATACTTACATCCTAGAGAGGGCAAAAGAAATACATATTAAAAAGAATAATTAAAATAAAATAC